GATTGGAATAATCGCCAGTATGTTGTCGCCAGAGCAGCGGGAAGAAAGAGCGCGGGAACTGGAGGCTCTGCAACACCGGGTTAGTTCAATCAGGCGTGACTGCGATACTCTGATGACCGCGCACAATGGCTCTCACCCTTATGTAACACCGCCAGCGGGATGTATAGACCAATGACCGAAACATCATGGCATCTTAGTAGGAACTTCACAATTGGTCATGTTCTGGCGGTGGTCGGAGTGGTCAGCGGGGGGATAATTGCCTTCAACACGCTAGAACAAACAGTAGCGAATGATGTCGATGATCTGCGAGATCATAAAATAGCACAAGCTGCGGACCAGATACAACAAGTCGAGGCCAACCAACGTGATCGTGAGCAAATTAACGAGCTTAAAACGCAGACAGCAGTTATTCAAAACACGATAGAAATCATGCAGCGGACACTGGATGACAACCGACAGGATATAAAGGAAATTTTAACAGAGGTAAAAAGGCGATGACGTTTTCCTGGGGCGAAGGAATTATTCTGATTGTGCTGGTCGTCATATTGATAAACCAAATAAGGTACAAATGATGTTGACATTTTTTACCGGGCTGCTTGGATTTGGTGGAAGTTTCCTCCCCAAAGTCCTCGACTTCTTCCAGGCCAAGTCTGATCAGAAGCACGAACTGGCGATGCTTGCTGCTGTCCAGGCTGGGAAGGTCGAGCAGGTCAGGATCGAGCAGGAAGGCGCTCTCGATGTCGCTGAGATCAATGAGATTATCGCCGGCCATCAGGAGCAGGCCAGTATGGTCAAAAGTTCATCCAGATGGATCGCCAACCTGTCGTCGTCGATCAGACCAATCATTACATATGTGTTCGTCGTTGAGTTCCTGGTGATCAACGCATCAATTGCATACATGGTGATGAGTGAAGATGGCGTATCAGTTCATAATTTGATGGCGTTACTCGACAACGAATTTATGGGTCTGCTGACCATGATGCTGACATTCTGGTTTGGGTCCAGGGAGATCAGACGTCGTGAAGGGAAAGTTTAATGAAAAAGGTTTGGCAATTCTTAAAGGTTTCGAGCAGTGCTGTCTGCACCCGTATTTATGTGCTGCCGGTATTCCTACTATTGCTTGGGGTTCTATCTGGGACTTGCGTGGCAATCGCGTTACTATGGATACTGAGTCGGTTACCCAAGACGAGGCGGACTTCCTCCTGGATACAGAGCTTCGGTCGACTGAACGATCAGTTAGCCGATTGGTTACAATACGACCACTAAGCTCTAACCAATTCTCAGCCCTGGTTTCCTGGACATACAATCTAGGTAGCGGAAATCTCCAGAGCAGTACGATGCGAGTGCAGCTTAATCGTGGACGTATGGATGCGGCTGCGAATGAGCTAATCCGGTGGAACCGGGCTGGCGGTCGTATTCTCCGGGGACTAGTACGAAGACGAAGAGCGGAACGGGCGCTATTTCTAACGCCTGATGAACCACCGTCGAATATGGATATTATAACTGAGTGGCTCAGTGAAACTGGTCATCTTCCATCATAAAAAATGTGACCTCCTATCTGTTTGCAGAGCCGGAAGCGTTCCGCCCAGGCCGGATTTACCGACCGGGCGTGATAGTGGGTGGCGGTTTCCAGGCCGATGAGTGTCAAGCGGCTGTCGAGTAGCGTTTGTGATAAATCCAGAGCTTGGCCTAGAGCGTCTTCGTCTGTGGCCTCTTCTGGCTTGCCGTCGCACCAGTAGCTGAACTGGCATTGGTTCTGGACGGGTGTGCTGTTCCGATAGCGGCCTTGACGCACCACGGCGCATACCGTGTTGGGATAGTCCGGGTGACGCACCCTATTCTGTATGACGACGCCTACTGCCAGCATCCCTCGCCATCCCTCGCCCCGCGCCTCAAAGTACATAGCCTCTGCCATGCACCTCCGTGCTACCTCATCAGCATATGCCGGGACCGCAGCGCAGAAAATAACCAGCGATGCGAGTAATGTCCTCATCGTTCAGCCTTTAACTCCAAAACCACCTTTACTGTACCGACAATCAGAGCAATAGCAATTATCAATGAGCCAATAGAAAGGACTATGAAGTATGTCATAGCTCTAGTTCTATCTGATTGTGGTAATGGTTCTCTATTATGTGGAGGGTTTGTTGTGCTTCGATGCCAACTGGTTGACCATCTCTTATTAGTTTGTCAACTCGTTTACATCCATGAAGGACAGTGGAATGATCTCGATTGAATACCCTGCCTATCTGAGGGAAGCTGAGTTCGGTTAGTTCCCGGTAACACCAGTATCCTATCATTCTTATATCGGCTATCTTTTGGTGCCTACGCTCTCCTCTTAGATGTTCGGCAGAGATACTATATCTTGCTGCTATCATTTCAAAGATAGTCATTGCTATGCTTCAATGGTTTTTATTTGAGTGCGGTGCATTTCAAATCGTGCGGGGATAACCTTCGTTGCATTACAGTTATCGCAGCATCGGCCATCATTGATAGGATCGGCGTTGTTGCCTTGATTCCATATGATTTGATTTGTGTCTGGATTGCGATGAATTTCAATTTTACCTTTACAGATAGAACATTTCATTTGTTTCATTTGATTTCTCCATGTGAATAGATCCGGAGGCAAGCATACGAGAGGGATCGTATTGGGGTGCTTGCCTCCTTCACTGGGTTGTCAACCAACTCAGTTAGTCGAATGGGATCTCGTCGTCGAGATCATCCGCAAGACGTTGTTCTTGTTTAGGCTCTTGCTTTGCCTGTCCATCCCTTGGCTTGGGGTCATAGAAGTTTACCCACCCAGAGAACTCGCTGCCTACCGGGACAGCATCAAGCTTCATTACAAGGCTACCATCTTCACGCTCGAATAACGATCCGATTGTCATGTAGCTGTTCTTTTCTTCACCGGCGTTGTTGGTGTATTTACCAGTGACAACAACGGCGTTCTTTGTTTTCTGCATACTCATTAGCTATCTCCTTTTGCTCTAGCTTTTGCCTTCTTGTAGGCGTTGGCAACAGATGAATACTCTTTGTAACCTCCATCCTTTAGCTTCTTCATGAATGTTTGGTTGTCGGTAAAGAGTTTGTCCACTTCTTCATCCTTCTTACAACTGTCAAAGGCTGAAACCAGTGTGTTCAATGATCCGACTTCATTGTTATCTAACGTGGGTGCGTTGGGGTTATCGTTCACCTCGGCGTATTCATTCTCCATGCTCTTGACGTACTTGCTATCGTCAAACTTGCCAAGGAATACATCGGCATTGAAGCCCAGATAGGACAGACATTTGGTTAGTCCATCGGTTGTTGCTTTCTTAAAGCAATCACCGTCCTTTCTGGTGTCATTCTTATCGATATACAATCCGCATTGGCCCCATTGTTCGATGGTACAGTCCCGCTCTCCATGCCATAGGCGCACCAATACGGCTATCTCATTGGTCGAGGGGTATTCTACCCTCTCAATATTCCATCCCCACCCCCTACCGGCTGCGCCAAAGGCTCCTGTGGCTGCTTGGATTTGGGAATGTGGATCGATTGCGGTGAACTCACGCCCAAACTTTACTTTCTTGGTATGTTTGGGGTTGGTTTTAGACACTGTATTCCATAATGCCATGTTCTTTTTGAGGATTGCTGGTTCGTCAGACATTCTACTCTCCTAATAACTGGCGAGTACGGAAGAAACCTTCGTACTCAGGGTTATAGTGCATGAATAATCGTGCGTAATATGGTGCATGATTATTATTTATTTTGAACTCATCATCGCTACGGGTGACGACATTAGTTTCCCATCTGATTCGTTCGATAATGGCATTGGTTCCAAAGTTTTTGCAGCCAGCTTCGATAGCTTCATGCGTAAACTTGCAGAATAATTTATAGACTTTTGGATTATCCTTATGGAACTCCCACCATTCTTTCTTATGATTGTGGGCCATACTTAAACGTAACGCGACCACGCTTGTCGCGCTTCCCTGTTAGTCCGTTGCCGGTGAGTGACTTCACATCGTCAGGCATGGCACCTTTAAGCCATTCCTTTATGCTCTTGTTTCGTTTGACTGCCTTCTCGGATGCAATGTAATCCGGAACCAAGTCGCACCATTCAGAGTATGCGTTCCATCCTTTGAACTCTTTCTCTGATATAACACGCATATTGTCATGTTCTACTTTCGGCCCTTCAATAGCATCTGGATTTTCGGGCGGCACACGCAGTTCGATATGTTCCCAAAACTTCTCGGCTTCGGTGATGATCTGTTGCTGCATCTCTTCATCTTTATGCAGAATGATTGGTGGTCCGAATTTATTACCGTAGATGGGGGAGATGATGGCGATAGAGTGAGCAGTACATAGCATCTGTTGCTGCATCTGCCATTTGTATGTGTCTATCACTCGTTCTTCCGGGGTGTCGTACTTCTCCTTGCCCCATGAATTATCGTTGGTGTGCTTGGTATCGACTACGCCAAGCACTCCATTGATGCAACAGTATCCATCGGGTGTAGCTGAGATGGCATTACAATCAGATTGATTGATGGACTGAATCCCGCCGCCATTGATGATGCGCTCGTTTAGATTACGGCTTTCATCATCAAAGTATTCGGGTTTGGTTTTCATCAGCCAGTAGAGATTGAACAGTTCAGTGTGTTTGCCAAGCTGTACTTGGAATACATCGGATAGATCAACTTCGACCTCTCCAATTTTTTCCCTGTATAGGCTGGCCCAATCTCCATTCATAACACGCCCTATTTCTGAGGCGCCGATGGTGTTGCGTCTGGCTTCAAGTTGTTCGGCATTGAATGTAGGTGCGGAGAATTGTTTCATGGTCATTTGTTTTTTTCCTTCATGTAAACAGTGGTGAAAGTAGGTTCGCCCACGGCTTCTTGGATTGATGCTGCACATATGTCTATCATCTCGGTGATATGCAGCAGGGTGTGGTACTGATCGCCAACAAGTTCATTGGCTATCCCTTTGATCCTTTCGTTGTACTCAACGATGGTATCTATGTTGGGTTGGATTTTCATTCTGATACGCATATGCTCGGCTTTTGCGCCAAGGGTACGGTGTTCTGTTATAGCTGCGTTGGTATCGGTGACGGTATCGGTAATCATACGGATAATATCATCAGACATAGCTGATCTCCATTGGTTGGCAGTGATTATTTATATCCTGCATTAATGCAGGGCACAAGAGTTAAAAGGGGTTGACACCCCCGCCCTCACTTGAGGAGGGGCGGGGGTTTCAGACCCTTTGGGTTATTAATATTTATCTATATGTTGTTAGCTGTTGACATGGACTGCATATATGCAGTAGGTAATAGGGCATGGTTACTTTTATTTCATACTTCGACCAGATGATAGCGATTGCAAATCAGAATGATATTGATCTTCGGTTGGCTTGCATCAATGCCGGTATCAAGGACAGCACCTATTATCGGTGGATGAATAATAAGACTACACCCAATGAAGATAGTGCGCGTAAAGTTATGGCTACCATGCAAGGGATGATACATGACGCAGCTTAAGGACAGAAATCCTTACAGTTTTAATGACTTCATGCTTGTTGAAAAGCTACGGTTAAGGCGTAAATACCTTGGCCTTGCCCAACGTGACATAGACTTGGCACTTGATAATGCCGAAGGATTATGTGGCAAATGGGAATGCGGAATGCGTGTCCCTCATGCTTCATCTTTATCACGTTGGGCTGATGCCCTTTCTTGTTCATTTGAATTGGTCCCGGTTGATGGCAAGTCGCAGTAAATTAAAAGGTAATCGTGGGGAAAATAAGATTGTAGCCTTGTGTGTTGAGGCAGGGTATCCAGCACACAGAGTACCTTTATCTGGTGCGGCTGGCGGTGAGTTCTCCGGTGATGTATTTATTGATGGACTTTTAAATCGTAGAATAATTACGGAAGTTAAATCTCGCAGTTCTAAAAATATATTTTGGAAAAAAATCAAAGACTACCTTGCTGATAATGACGCACTCTTTCTTATCGAAGATCGCCATGACCCGCTAATTGTTGTTCCACTCAGCACCTTTTTTGATATGACTAATGAAAACAATTAAGCAGATAATAGACAACGCTCGAAAAGGAACGAACGTATCTTACCAAGCTGTAGTTCATGGAAAGATGCCAAGCAGAAAAGCTAGAGCAGAGCAAAGATATATCAACCAGCTTTCTCGACAAGACTTAAAAGACTACTGGCTCAAGAGACTTGAAGAAGATTAAAGCAACAGATGAAACAGTAATTCTAAAATAAAATCTACCATATCAATCATCCTTTAGCTGATTGACTTTATAATCTATCCCTCTTTCTTTACACTCCCTTATCTTTTCGTGCAGAAGTTTAAATAAAGAATAAGTATCTGTTCTCCTGGCATGTTGACCATTCATCTTTAAGACTTCTTTGTTGTGGTCGTAAAAGAAACTACCGATACCATCAGACTTGAAGATCGTAATATATTTCTTTACCATGCACCTTGCCTATCTTTCTTAGCGGCTTCAAAATTAAGGGGACACTCGCGGCGTGAGGGTGTCCCCTTTTCTTATGACTGTGTGAAGGCTGTCATGTGAATACCAAGTTTGTATTCAATGATAGTTTCCACATCATGTAAAGCTTGGAGCTTATGCTCCGGTGTTATGTAACCAACATCACACATCTGGTTCACGATTGTCTCCGCGAGTATGGTTGCAGTTAAACACTCAGGATAATCTGATCCTTGTTGCTCTAGCAATAGTCCTTGCTCTTGCATTTCAATTAGAAGGTCGGACATTCTACCCATTAGTTTACCTCGATAGAAAAGTCTAGGTTGCTGATAACATCAACGACTTTTTCTTTGAGATCATCTTCGGTGACAGCATACTCGTAGACATTATCTTCTGTCACTACCGTTGGATAGGCATTGTCAATTAAGGAACTAATATCCATAGCCTCCATCGCAATGTCGATTTGTTCCGCGCAGATTGTTTCGATTACCGGACGAAACAAAACTTCTACTGCATTAAGCCTTGCTTTAGCTACGCTTAGTTCAGCCTCAGTGCCAGCCATTGCTGCCTCTAGCTTTGCAATTTTAGCTTCACGCAGTTTAATGCGCTCATCTAATGGTGCATCGGCAGTTGGTGTTTCGATTGTGCTAGTCATGTTCATACCTCAATATCTAGGAGATCGCCAAGTCTGAATAGCTCGTTGTTGATGTGAGCTATGAACCCTTTGATCTCGCTGATTGATTTGTTCTCTTCCACCTGTTCAGCAGCAGAGAGTTTACCTTCCCAATACATTAGGTCAGTGGTGAGTAGTCCTACTTGTTCGTCGATTGGCATTGCATACTCCATAGTTTGTTAGGTGTTCCCATTTTGGGAACACTTCACAAAAAAAATGGGGACTTGATCCGATACTAAAGACCAAGCCCCCGAGTTTAATGGAGTGGGGAGGAATTATGCTGCGGTTACGATGTCATTGTCTGCCCTCTCCAGTTCAAGCCAGTGCTTACCTCGTAGCATGGAGGATACCTTACCCTCACGGGTACGCTCGACGTTGTATGCCTTGCCCTTAGTCTCAGGGTGTGAGGCCCACGCTGTCGCTGCGTTGTATGCTCCCCATACATTACGCTGTTCACTATCGAACAGTTGCATGAGGTTATCCAACACCTTATCGCTGACGTTATCAGGCTTGGATGGGCGGGGTGATAGAGCCAGCGTTCGGGTATACATATCCTGTACTTCCTCACGCTGGACAGGTTGGGCGATCCACCTTCTGAACTCGTCCTCCCTTTCATGGAAGGCAAGCATAGCTACGTTCATTTTGTTGACCGCAGCTTCCATCTGGAAGTCACCCGTGATCTGCTTGGTGTGCTTCTGGTGTGCCTTGAGTGCAAAGTTACGAGAGGTACACCCGTTGAGACACCACAAGCGATAGCCTTCAAGGATATGCTGGCTGGCAAACGTACCATCATAGCTATCCCACATCTTAAAGCGTAGCTGTGTGATGTCACCGATGGCTGGTTCGATGGCGTGTTTAGGTAGGATCAGTTCAGCCTTGAGCTTGCGGCCACCTTCAAAGACTTCGATCTTGCCTGTCACATCAGCCAGATCAATGTCGCTTTCCTTTAACGCTTCGATCATACGACCAGCGTTATCGTTGAAGGATCGGAGAGCATACCGCCCACCATGTACGCCTAAGACTTCATGCGTATCAGTACGCACCACCGCTTGCGCTCGGTCACGACTGACGGCAGTATATGTTTTAGTGTTAGACATCCAAGCTTTGCCGGGACGCTCAGTGAAAATGTCTTGCAGTTCCACCGGGAAATCCATAGCCGACAAGTCGATGTCGTCAATGGTTGTTGAATTTATAAAGTTCACAATCTTTGCTCCTATGTGTGACAATAGCCATCGGTTTCAATGCAGAGCCACATTCCGCACCACTGTATAGCGACAGCATCATCACATCCTATTGTTGGTTGGGATGTGGCGATAAATTCTTCAAGCGAGACACCTTGATCTGATTGGGTATGCTTATGCTTGATGGTTTCAAGTTGAAGATCAGTCAACTTCCATTCCTTTCAAGTTCAATGCGAGAACTGATATAGAATTTGGTATTGACCACGCTTATTACTGTATCAATAAGCGTATCTTCGGTAAGAATTTGAGGGATATTATCAAGAGGATCGCACCAATGAGGATGATCGGTAACGATAAAGGCTTCGAGTTTATCAAGGCGCATCGTAAGTTGAGCCACCTTTAACGTGAGGGATTTGATCTGTTCTTTGTCAGTCATTCACTGATCCTCATAGATTTGATGGGGTAAGAGACAAGGCTGCACATGACGTACAATATTATACATCTTAACCACGTTAAGTTCTTCGAAGTACCAGCTTGGATACTGGCATTGAGCATCGAATGTATAACCTTCGATGGCACTGATAATGTAGCCACCATCGGTAGCTTCTTCGATGTCAGCCACCTTACTCATTGTTAAGTGCAACGCTATGCAAGCAACGATAACAACAGTCACATAATTCATAATTAAAACTCCCCTTCTTTCTGCGTCGGTTGGGTATATGTCAAAGAAAAAGGGACCGTAACCCGTAGGCTACGATCCCTTTCGGAGGAGAGTGTTGGGTTACGAAGCTTTAAGAAGCTCGGCAATCCGTTCGGCAGCAGACCCTTTATTCTGAGCAGCCTTGCTGGCTTTGGGATTGTCCGGGTCTTCCGGATGGTAATACTTGAAGCCATCGTTGATGACTTCGTAGTCCACTTGAGCCGCATGGTAGACAGCCAAGAACTCCGGAGCTTGCTCATCGGCACGTTCCGTCTTGGTGATGATGTCTAACAATTGTTTGTCGCTCATCGGGGATGCTTCGTGCATCACCAGTTCTTCTTTGCCTTCCTCTAATTGCTTCACATTGTAGAGGTAATCATTGAAAGAATTGTAAGCGACTGCCCGAACCATCTGAGATTTAACCCAAGTGGAGGCGTCTTTTTTGTCGAGGATTTTGGTGATATTTTCAAAAGTCTTAGGCATTAGATGTACTCCTAGTTGGTTAAAGTTGAGGATCGATCCGTCCACAAAGAAGTCAGTGTATTACAAAGAGTGTCACGCCCACGTATTACAAAGAGTGTCACGCCCACGGCGTGACCCCATAGGCGTGACCCCATACTAACCACCACCAAGGGCTGGCCGAAGGCCAGTGCATTTACCCTTGTGGTGGCAATGACTACTTTGTAGGCTCGATCCTCAACTTTAACCAACAGGTTAGTACATCTCTCTTATGACCAAGACTTTTAGGAAATTCCCAAAATCCTCGACAAAAAAGACGGTGGAACGCTTCGCTTTAATGAGCCAGTGGTTCGACGTTGGGCATTCGCTTCCTTACAATTCTCCAATGATTGCCTCTTCAATGTGACCCTCAGCAATTAGCAGGAAGGCAGAGAAGAACTCATAAGGTGATGCACATGGGCCACCCCGATGAGCGACAAGTAAGACATCAGCGCCAAGGCGGGGCGTGTTGATGAGATCAACAAGATCCGATGCCTTGGCTGGATGCCTCTGCGGATCGGACTACGGAGGACTGAATGATGGCTGGATTACTATTCGCAAGCCCGACAATCCCTGCCAGCAAGGATGATCAGAATAATGCTGCCGAACGGAGTGCCGTATGCTGAGTTAGCTTCGTGACCCAACACCCGACAAGGGATCGTAGACTGCGGGTTACAAGCATGATCCCTTTTGGTTGGACTTATCCCCAACATAAACAATAAGCATTATCAACTACATAGCAGAAAGAAGGGCAGTAAGGCTGTCTCATACAGGTGTTTTGTGCGTTGACAAGGATTTCAAATCCCCCTTATCTATCCCCCAGAGGGGGAGTAAAGAGGGGGAAAGAGATACACCCAACAAGCGACAAGCAAGAGAAGGAACAAAGAAAAGAGGTTGTTGAATGACCAAAGAAAACCCCAAAGCATACAGAGATAATAACAAGCCAGGATTCCTCACTAAGCCTCAAGCAGCAGAGACACGCAGGAAGCAATTAACCCCGCTCCGGAAGAAGATCATTGATCATTATATAACTACCGGCGATGGCCCTACTGCTACAGCTAACGCACTGAATTGCAACAGGGTAAGTGTGAGCCAAGCACTCGCTGATCCTTATGTGCAGGAGATTATACAAAAGGAGATTGGTGAGAAGTTAAGTCTTGCCGGTGTTGTAGCGTCTAATTCTCTGGTTCAATTAGCTAAGTCAGGTCGGTCTGAGTATGTGAAGCTGCAGGCAAGTGATAGCATCCTAGATAGGATTGGCTTTAAGCCACCAGAACGTAAACAACACTCGGTCCAAGGCGACATAAAGATCAGTATTGATCTAGGCTGAGTGAGATGTTCGTTGAGGCTGATCGAACGGTAAGCGAACCTCGGGTGAGCTTGTAGTGATGTGCAACGCTAGGCGGAAGGAGGGGTTAAAAAACTACCTGGCCTTGCGAGTATATGTCCCATCCACCCAATTTTTCCCAGAAAGGTTCTTCACTTATTCTTTACTCCTGTGTTATATGGATTGGAGTGTTTGAAATATTTTTTTTGCTGTGGGGTTTGTTTTGGAGACGGTTGCAAGGTCATTGAGTGATCAGTTAGATGTAGCGGAGGAGCAGATTAGGGTTCTTCGTGGTGCGTTGGAAGAGATCAGGGACACTGCGCGGGTTAGTGAGGGTGTTGAGTTTTATGCGATGCTTGCAGACAAAGCATTGAATGGTGAGAGGTAGTGGTGATGTTATGTTACGGGTTGTTAAGCCTGCGGTTCCGGATGAAGTTCGGTTTGCTGCGGAAGAGTTGGCAAGGCTGATGCGGGAGCATGGGCTTATTGATCGTGCTGTGGTGCATGGCATTGGCACGAAGGATGCTCATGTGTTTGAGAAGCTTTGCGAGAGAACTGCACAGTTGCAGGGGAAGTGTTTTGTGCGTTGAACACTTATGATTGGTGTGTAATGGTTGGCCTTCTTTTGGAGGTCATTTTTTTTGGAGAAAGTTATGCAAGCAGGATCGCTTACTAAACGGATGGTTAAATTAAGTCGTCGGCTTCACAAGTCGATGGATGGCAGTTCTCATATTGAGGCAATTGCTGGCAAGTTGGACAGCATTGAGAAGTCGCTTGATGATGCTTTGGCTGGCGTTGCTGCTCGGGCTGATGAGAAGGCGAAGGCTAAAGCAGTTGGTGAGACTAAGAAGGTTGCCGCCAAGGCCAATGATGAAGCCAAGGCTGCGACTGCCAAGGCTGATGCGGCCAATGAAACGGCTTCTCTTGCAGACAAAGCTATGAGTGCCGCGAAGAAGGCGGTTGGCGGTAAGTCTAAAAAGAAATAGGGAGTTCTGGCGTGGACGCACTGCCCGAAACTGCGGTTCTTTCGATCAACCACCGGAGTTCTTTTTGCGCTGAGTTGAGCGACAAGGATTTAAACCGCCTTCGCAGTATCTTGCGGCGGCTTTACAAGCATAGAACCAAGGGGAGGGAAATGTCTGATTACGAATTGGACAAGTGGATTGAGAGTGTCGGAGAGCGTACCCGACAAAAGACAATCAAGCAAGCAGTTGATAGGAGGCTTGTTGAATGAATGATACTCGCATTTCGGCTCATATACTTGAAGTTTGCGTGAGCGATTAATGGCGGGATATGATTTCAAATACAAGCCAGTTGGAGAAGTCCTTCGTTCATTCCTTCTCGACCAAAGCTTTTTCCGTGGCATACGGGGTCCGGTTGGCTCTGGTACTTCAAGCGCGTGTTGTGTTGAGATATTTCGTAGGGCGAATGAACAAGAAGTTGGATCAGATGGGGTACGTCGATCCCGTTGGGCGATAATCAGAAATACCAATCCTCAATTAAAAACCACCACTATAAAAACTTGGCTTGAATGGTTTCCGGAGAGAGTATTCGGAAAATTTAACTGGTCGGTTCCTTACACCCACTTGATTAAGATTGGGGACTGTGAACTTGAGGTTATATTTCTCGCGCTTGACCGCCCTGATGATGTGGATAAGCTTCTTTCTCTTGATCTTACGGGCGTTTGGGTAAATGAGGCGCGTGAAGTAGCGAAAGCTGTCGTTGACGGCTGCACTATGCGTGTTGGCCGTTACCCTTCCATGAAAGATGGCGGTCCATCTTGGTATGGGGTAATCGCTGACACCAATGCTCCGGGTGACGACCACTGGTGGCCGATCATGGCGGGTGAAAGTCCGGTCCCTGAGTACATCCCAAGGGAAGAGGCTCTCATGTTACAGAAGCCAGCCGACTGGAAATTCTTTACTCAACCCGCAGGGATGGTAGAGGACTTTGATGTTACAGGTAAAGAGATTACTGGCTACTCAATTAGCGAAAATGCGGAGAATGTGAGTAATTTACCGGCTGATTATTACGATAAGATCATTCTTGGTAAGACAAAAAGCTGGATTGACGTTTATGTGATGAACCGGCTCGGTACTATTGACGAAGGCAAGACGGTTTACCCCACTTATAACGACGAAGTACATGTTGCCAAGGAGGCAATCATGCCGATTGAGGGCTTGGCAATCTATGTCGGCATGGATTTCGGGCTAACCCCGGCTGCAATCTTCGGACAGAAGATGCCGAACGGCCGATGGCTTATATTAAAGGAGCTTGTGACGTATGATATGGGTACTGCTCGTTTTGCTGACGCTATTAAGTCTGAAATTTCTAGAAATTTTCCTAGTTTTTCTCCTGATTTGTTTCATTTCTATGGTGATCCAGCCGGTGATCAACGGGCGCAGACTGATGAGGTTACTCCGTTCCAGATATTGAGGACGCATGGCATTATTGCTCGGCCCACCAACACAAATGATCCAGTTGTCAGGACAGAAAGCGTGATGGCGATGCTTAATCGCATGATTGATGGGCTTCCCGGCTTCTTATTGGACCCATCTTGCAAGGTATTGCGGCAGGGTTTCCGGTCAGGCTACCAATATCGCAAGATGCAAGTGTCTGGTGATGCCAGATTTGAGGATAAGCCTCTCAAGAACAAGTTTTCCCACCCCCATGACGCATTACAGTACATGGCTTTGGGTGCTGGTGAGGGTAGAGAGGTGTTACACGGCTCGAAAGGTCCAATGAAGAGCTTTAATATAAAGGCAGAAGGTGGATTTTGGCAAAGACAGAGGCAGAGCAGGCAAAGGTCAGAGGGCAGATTTGGTATGTAGGGTTTCGCCCTGTTCCAAAGACGCTCCCGGCTCCTTGGCGGTGGTTTATCAACAAGCAGTTCTCTCATGTTACGGCATTTAGGTATGATCCGGACTTTAATGCGTGGCATTTTGTTGAATGGTGTGGGATATGTATTCATGTTGAGTTGTGGCGTGGCGAACAAATGGACAATCTCTTTGCTTGGCTAAAGAGAGATGGGGCTTTGATCTCTTATGAGGCAGAGATTGACCCGAATAAGATTATCAAGTTCCGGATGCCGTTTTATTGTGTGTCCTGGGTAAAACATTTGCTTGGTCTTAGGCGGTGCGCTGCGATTACACCCCGACAATTATTTTGTGCGTTGAAGAAACGTGGCGGATCAGTGATATTTGAACCCTGATATTATTGGAGGCAGCTATGCCGTTTGATTTTGGCCCCGATCCTCAACCCGAACCACAGGCCGACCCCGAAGTTGAGCGTCTTAAGGCGGAAGAAGCTAAGAGACTGCGTGAAGCGGAAGAGGCGGCAATTGAAAAGAAGAAGGCAATCGCTTCTGGTTTCCGTGGTCGTCGTTCTTTGTTATCTTCTGGCAACAAGGGTTTTCGTAAATTATTAGGAGCTAATGTCTGATGGGTGGTGAAGGAAGCGGCGGCGGTGGCGGCGGTGACAACGATGCTGACACTGGCGGCGTAGGCTGGGACGTAAACCAAAGCGGCGACTTAGTCCCGGCGGATGGTCTGGCTAACGATCCAGATAAAACTGATGGCTGGGATACTTATACTGAGGCCGATAGCGCACTTGGGCAGCTTACGGGTGATCGCCGATCTGATCAGCAAGTCTTTGATGATGTGGCGGTGACCGCTGCTATGGAAGCCGGTCACCGCAATTTCACGAATAGTCGTGGCCTGGAAATGGCAGTGGCAGACTATTCGCGTAATTTCGCGCCGACCGATACTGGTATACTTGGCGGAATGAATCGCGCCCCCGGCTTTAAACTTGGGCCGGTAAGTACGATTGGTAAATTGGCGGGGCTATCCAATCCGGTGACAATGGGTATGAGTATTGCGGAAATGATACTCGGTGTTCCGTCTCTTCTTAGTGTTGAAGCCAACCCAAATAAAGGAATAAATGTTAGCGGCATTGCGGTGGATGCGGTGAATGCTGTCACTGGCAAGACAACGAGTACTACCACTGAGAATGAAAGACAAGGAGGGAGTGTTTGGTCTGATCTTGCCGGTCTTCCCGGCCAGTTTATTTCTGATCTGACTGCCGTTGTTACCGGCAAATCTGTGCCTGGATCTTCATCTGGAGGGGTAATGCCCATCGATGCGCCAAATGATAAGGCGGCTGATAGAAACGCTGCGGTAGAAGCGGAGATAGGTGATAATGCCCATGTCGCTCCCGGTGACGCTTACGGCGTACAAATTTCTGGCCCGAACACCACAACGAATGACAGCATTCTCTTTGGTGAAACCACAACGGCGAATGAGCTTGATAGTCGTAATCCCGGTGTCAGCCCTGATGCGTCAAATGATAAGGTGACTGAGGATGAAAGATCAGGAGGGCTTGCCGATCTTCCTGGCCAATTTATTTCTGATCTTGTTGCTGTTATTACCGGCAAATCTGAGCCTAATACTTTATCTGGAGGAAAGAAGGCTACCGGCGATGATAGGTTTATCACTAATAATGACATGGATCTTCCTGGCGGCAGTGATAGTGTTGTTGCGGATAGCCTACGGCGGCGGCGGGATCAGAGTTTACTATCTGGAACGTCTGTTCTTGATGAAGATGAGGATCCTTTAGCACTAGCTAGAAAGGCCAGAAGCGGCCAGAACTCCCTTTTGTCGAATGGCTTTGGAGGCTTTTAATGGTAATGAAATCAGTTAAGGAACTCGTTCTGAGTGAGGACAAAGCTCTCCGTAATCGCGGTATGTGGGAAGGAACTTGGGGCGAGTGTTACGATTACACCATGCCCGGAAGCAATGGCTTTACCAGTAGCAGCCCCGGTGGTCGTGGTGATGAACTGATCTTCGATGAGACTGCTGTTGTTGGTGTCCAAGAATTTACCTCTCGTATGATCCAAGGCGTAGTGCCTAACAACTCCCGATGGGTAAGGCTTGAGCCAGCCCCGGCTGCTGTTGCGGAACTATCTGATAGCGATATTAAAACGATCCAAGATGATCTGGATGCTGTCACTGAGTATGCTTTTGAGGTAATCAACAATTCAAACTTTTCAACGGAGGCCCATGAAGCCTTCCATGATCTTGCTGTCAGCACTGGCAACATGACGATTGAGGAAGGCGATAGCTACCAGCCGATCAAGTTTAGTGCGGTGCCTCTGAGTGAAGTTGCCCTTGAGCGTGGCCCCTTCGATGGCGTGGCTGCACAGTACCGCAAGCGCAAGATACGTGTGGATATGATCCAAGTGATCTGGCCCAAAGCTGTCCTCTCTCAAGAAATGATCAAGATGAAGGCTGAGAAGCCTTATGAGGAGATCGTGTTATCCGAGGCTACCTATCGTGATTGGACGCAGCCGAATGAATTTATCTATTACTATTGCGTCTATCATAAAGGAAGTGAGTTTAAGGTATTCAGTGATGAGTTCGTTGGATTAGGCTCAAGTCCTTGGGTTAATTTTAGGTGGGCCAAGCTGTCGAATGAAGTCTATGGCCGTGGCCCTGTATTCAATTCTCTTGCTGCTATAAAAACAGCCAATCTAACAGTCCAGCTTATCTTGGAAAATGCAGAACTGGCACTGTCTGGAGTTTGGCAAGGGGATGATGATGGTGTACTCAATCCGGCCAATACTCGCTTGATCCCTGGCACTATCATCCCCCGATCACCCGGAAGCCGTGGCCTTGAGGCACTTCAATTCCCCGGCAACTTCGATGTAAGCCAGCTTGTGTTGAACGAAATGCGATACAATATCAACAAGGCTCTTTACAACGAAACCCTTGGTCGGCGGGAAGGTACGCCGATCTCTGCGACTGAGGTTGCGGAGCGCATGGGCGAACTAGCCAAGCAACTTGGTGCTACCTATGGCAGACTACAGACTGAATTTGTAGTACCTACCATGCAGCGTATTCTTTATCTGTTAAAAAAGCAGGGTCGTATCGACTTGCCACAGGTTGATGGCCGGGAGATTAAGATCCGAGCTGTCTCTCCGATGATGAGGGCGCAACGGAACGAGGATATTTCTCAGCATATTAATTTCGCTTCTGTTGTTGGTCAGTTATTTGGGCCACAGATGGTGCAAACGATTATCAATCCTACTGCGTTCTCAGAGAAGCTTGCGTCATGGTATGAGGTTGAAGGTACTTTGATCAGAGATCAGCAAGAGCAAAATCAGTTAGCGGAGCAAGTTAGTCAGAACTTGTCTGATGCCCCGCCCGGAAGTGAAGAAGTGATAACCCAACTGAAAGACTTTCTACCATGATAAAATCCCGGCGTGAGACTAAGAAATCAGAAGAAGTGGCAAAATTAGACAAGATGTATTATGCGGCCTTTAAGACAGGTGCAGGGAAGGCAGTCCTCAATCATCTCAAGCAAATATCTATTTACAGCATTGGTGGCCCCGGCATAGAGCCGAATGCTCTGATGCACTATGAAGGGCAGCGTTTTATCGTTGCTGAAATTGAACGGCGTGTTGAACTAGGAAAGGACATAGCCAATGGCTGACGAAGAAGTAGCAGAAGAAAAGACGGAAGAGATTGCGGGACGCCCGGAATATATTCCTGAGAAATATTGGGATGCGGCATCTGGTCGTGCGCGTGTTGAAGATTTGGGGAAAGGTTACATTGAGCTTTCCTCAACCCTCGGCAAGCGAGAAGAGACTTCCAGAGAGGAGATCACGGCTGAGATCAAGGCTGATATGCGTAAGGACGTACCGGAAGAGGCTGCTGATTACATCTATAAGCCCGGAGAGGATATTATTCCGAAGGGTACTGAGTTCAAGATGGACTCAAACAACCCGCAGCTTATAGCTTTTGGCGAGATGGCGCATGATATAGGATTGTCCCAGACACAATATGACAGTGTTGTTGACCTATATGTTAAGAACGAGCTTGCCATGATGCCTGATCAAAAGGCGGAAGCGGCCAAGCTTGGTGAGAACGGCAAGGCTCGGATCGAGCGTGTTGATCTCTGGGCTAAATCCAATCTAACTGAGGGCGCATATAACGCCATTGTACGTCAGGCCACCAGTGGTGAGTTCATTCTTGCTATGGAAGAGTTGATAGATAAAACCGGAAGCGGCGTTGATATGGAAGGCGCTGGTGACGGTCAGGCTCACGGTCCACTATCAAGACAAGAGCTTGAAACAATGATGAAAGACCCACGGTATCGTGATGTTCAGAAGCGCGATCCGGTATTCGTTCAACGAGTTGAGGCTGGTTTTGCGGCCTTAAAGTAACCTCCCTGTAAACTTGCACTTCATTTTGTGCGTTGACCTAGGAGCAATCTTAGGTCATTTTTTTTATGTTCGCGGCCTGAAAATATAGAACCGGCCCCATTGGGATACCCGCTACTCGATATTTGAAGATACCCGTTTCGTTTTTCTTTTAACTTAACGGAGGCTATGATGGCTTTTCCAGATATTGATGATGCTTTTGTAAAGCAGTTTGAAAGCGAGGCCCATGTTGAATATCAGCAAATGGGTTCCAAGCTTCGCAATACCATCCGTACCAAAACTGGTATCACGGGTGAAAGTACCACGTTCCAAGTAATCGGTAATGCCGATGTCGGCACCAAGTCACGCGAGGGTAAGGTTCCTCGGTCCCATCCCACCCATGCACCCGTCGAAGTCTCGTTGCAAGACCGTTACGCTTCTGTCTTGATTGACGATCTTGACGAGTTGAAAATCCAGCACGATGAACGTGGCGTTCAAGCCAAAAATATTGCGTCTGCGATGGGTAAGGATACCGACGACATTATCCTTACTGCTATGGATGCTTCGGCTAACAGTAACAACGTAACGACTGCTGAGACTTTCAGTGCTGCGGCTACGCCGATTGGCATGATGGAAAATTTCGGTAACTCGTCCATCCCGTTTGATGGTGAGTTGTATGCCGTTGTTTGTTGGGAAGCTTGGGGTGATCTCCTTGATCTCGACGAGTTCTCCAATGCCGATTACGTCCAGTCTGAAAACCTCTGGTTTGAGGGCGTAACAGCCAAAACTTGGTTGGGCTTCAAATGGTTCCCGCATGAAAATCTGCCGGTTGACGGCTCATCGGATGCCAAAAACTTCTTCTACCATCGCTCCTCTTGCGGTCATGCAATTGGCACGGATTACTCCCAACGGATTGATTACCTTGCTGAGTATGACAGCAATCAAGTCATGGCGAAGATGTCTCATGGTGCTGGCCTTATCGACGATACAGGCTGCATCGAACGCGTTTACGATAGCGCATAGAAGGAGGCTGATATGGCTTATAGTGCTGCGGGTTTGACCCGTCTTTCAAGTGGTGGCGGTGCTAACGTCTGGTTCTACCGGACGCTGGACACAACTGCGACCGTTAATTCTGCCGCTTACTTTACTGGTGATGCCGTTGATATGTTGAGTATTGGTGATTTCATCATCCAGCAAACGGTTGGTGGTACGGTAGCTTTGCCGACTTCGGTAACGGCTGGTACGCTGATGTGGGTTCTTTCTAACGATGGAACCACCGTTGATGTATCTGACGGAACTAGTGTTGTCGTCACTGATACTGACTAATTAGTTCCACGCCGGGACTAGGGGGGGGCTACGGCTTCCCCCGCACTCGGAGGTAAAATATGGCAGTCGCAACAACAGATGTTGCAGTCGCTTCGATGGCTCTGGTTCTGATTGGCGACGATCCGATTTCAGCGTTTGACGGTTCTACATCAGGCGCAATTGTAGCAGAAAACATTTATGATGGTGTTGTGGAAGATATGCTTTCGCAGCACCCTTGGCGTTTTGCGATTAAGCAAGACGATCTCTCTCATTTATCCGCAGCCCCGGATGCTATCTGGTCTAACGCATGGCAAATCCCTACGGATATGCTGACGGTCAGGCGTGTAACGGTAAACGGCTCTGATATTGATTATGAGATTTATGCTGATAAGATTTACTGCGGTTACGACAATACTAATACCCTTACCATGAATTACATCTTTCGTGCGGTTGAGCAGGATTGGCCTCCGTACTTCCGCTATGCGGTCCAGATGCAGCTTGCTTCATTGTTTGCGATGGCGGTGATCGCCAAACCTGATATGGCTGGTGAATTTGCTACACTGGCAGACTTTGCTTTGCGTAGGGCGCGATCTGTTGATAGCCAATCCGATACGACACATGAGATAACGACCACTCGCTTTATTACCAATCGGAGGTAGCCATGCCTCTACGGGCGAGAACTTTCCAAACAAACTTTTCCGCCGGTGAAGTCGATCCAAGAATGCTTGGGCGCGAGGATATTGGTATTTTTGCCAATGCCGCAGAGAATTTGCAGAATAACGCTCCCCTTGTGCAGGGTGGGATGGCTCGGAGGCCCGGAACAGATTACTTGAATGTGTTCACCGCGCATACGAGGATGGAGCGTTTTCGGTTTAACAAGTCACAGCTTTATCTCTTTGCCTTTTCCAATGCTGAATTGAAAATCTTCGATGAAACCGGCTCTTTGTTGCAGACCCTCTCCACCCAACCTTGGAATGCCACGACCATGTGGGAGATGCGGATCACAACGTCTGGTGATACGACGATCATCGTCCACGAAGATTGGATGATACAGAAATTGCTCCGGACAGGAGCCTCAACATTTACCATCGCTGACTTTGAGTTTGAGGCGCATAGCTCCGGGTATCCCCGCTATCTGCCCTTCTATAAGTTTGCTGACAGTGACGTTACATTAGCCGCAAGTGCGACAACCGGATCAATAACTCTTACAACGTCTGCCGATCACTTTACGGCTGATGATGTTGGCGGGATTGTTCGGTATATCGGAAAGGAATGTGATGTCACAGCTTACACCAGTGCAACCCAAGTTACCGCCACAGTGCGTGAAACGCTCGCTGGCACCACCGCAGATGCGGATTGGGATGAGAATGTATTTTCAGCGAAGAATGGGTATGCCCGTTCAGTCGCCTTCCACCCCCGCCGTTTGTGGTTTGGAGGCTCAAGAGACTTGCCGAACTTCGTGTTCTCTTCGCAGTCCAACGCCTTCTTCAACTTCGACGTAGGAACTGGCTCAGACGACGAGAGCATACAGGGAAGCCTTGGTCTTGATGAGGTCAACAATATTCAGCACTTGGTTTCTAACCGTCACTTACTGATCTTCACTGATAGCGCCGTATTGTATTTGCGTGAGAGTTCTACGCAGCCGATTACCCCGGCCAACTATGACCCTAACTTCTCTGTTCCGTATGGCACAGGTGACGTTACGCCACGCCGCTATGATGGTGCAGTCCTCTTTGTGCAAGACACAGGCAAGGTGGTAAGGGAATTGCTCTGGAATGATCTCCAAAATTCTTATACGGCTGATCCTGTAAGTCTTGTTTCAAACGAGATGATCAATGATGTTCAGCAAATATCGGTGTTCTTTGGTAATACTTCTGGCCCGGAACAGTGGGCCACGCTGGTCAATGCTGATGGTACAATCTCTATTTACCATTCGGTTCGTGCTGAGAAGATAGCGGCCTGGATACCTTGGGATACTGACGGAACATTTGAAACCGTTACTGAGTTGAACGGGGAGATATTCGTAGGCGTGAAGCGGAATATCAATAGCTCCGATGTTTACTATCTTGAGAAGTTTAACTTTGATCGGACAACCGATTGCTCTGCGAATCTGGCTATCGTAAGCGGGACGACTTGGAACGGGCTATCTCACTTGGTGGCGGAAACTGCATCTGTAGTTGATGGCAATCTATTCCACGGAAATTTCACGGTTAATGGCTCTGGTCAGGTTGTTCTCACGGAGACAGCTACGGCTCCGTTTGCTGGTCTTGATTTCACCCGGACGCTGAAAGATTTGCCGGTAGTAGTTGCTGGACCCACAGGCAGTACCCACGGCTTGAAGAAGCGTGTAGGCTCTGTTGTGATCCGTGTTTATGAGAGTGTGAATTGGTCAGTTGATGGTACTAAGTTTCTTATCAGGCAAGTTGACGATGATCTTGAGACTGATCCCACGCCGGTATCTGATCTCTACGAGTTTCACCCCTTGGGCTGGACTAAGACAGGACAGATTACTATTACGCAAACGGCTCCGCTTGCTTGTACGGTGTTGAGCATTTGGAAAGAGGTTATGGTATGAGTTGGGAACTGATACTCGTTGCATCGTCGGTTCTATCTGCTGGCGCACAATATATTTCTGGTAAGCAACAAGCTGCTGCTGGTGAGGCAAGAGCTAACATTGAAGCCAAGCAGCATAAGACCAATTCTGATCTTGCGAAGCTTCAAGCTATGGAGCAAGAGACTGATAGGCGTTTAGAATTTGCTGCTTTAGAAGCAACAAATAATGCCAGCGTTAATTATGACCCCTTTACAAGCGCGAGTTATGCTGCGTTAGGCGATGCCAATGCGAGTACATTAGATCGGGATATTGGTAAAATACAGCTAATGGGTAGGATTAATGCAGAGCGTCACCAGCAATCTATGGAGAGTTCTTTGTTTGAGGCTGGATCGTTTAGACAGGCGGGGCGAATGGCTTGGCTGGCTCCTACTGCCACCTTGCTCAAAGGCGGATATGAAGCTGGCAAGATCCATATACCTAAAACAAGGACAACGTGATGGCTTTAAAACGATTTACCTCTAAAGCAAATGTTGGGCCTGTTGGCTTATCCAGTACAGCCGGTATTGTTCGTGGTGCTAATGCAGTATCAGAGGGGCTTCTTGGTGCGGTTAAAGTCTTTGATACGATGAGCGATATTGCTAGAACCGAGGGCGCGAATGAAGCTAAGATAGCCGGTAATATTGCTGGTCAATCTGCTGAGTTATCGCGTGATCCGGAGACAGGTAATATCGTTTTGCCAGAAGATACTGGCGGCAATTTTAGTATTTACGATCAAGTTTATCGGGATGCTATTCTGAGTAAGTACCAGAGCAAGCTCCAAACAGATATTGCTTCTACGCTGCACCAATTTGCTGCTGACAATATCGACAATCAGGCCGGTTTCTATGCTTCAAGTGATGCTTATATCCAGACTGTTTTGGAGGGTGTCGACCCAAGAGTACGCAATGCCGTTACTCTCTATGCTGATCAGCAACGTAATCAGTATGGCGGTAAGATTGGCGATTTCGTTTCTCGAACTGCTTATGCTGCTGCGAAAACCGCTACCGACCAAGCCATTACTCTATCAACGAATGATGTTCTTAATGCTGTAAGGGCCAGCTATGACGATCCTTTGAATAATAAAGAGTTTGCGGATCTGTATTCCATTGCGATCAACAATATTCGTGAGAGCGGAAGGTTTAATGGTGGTAATTTAGAATTAGTTGAGATGAAGATTGAAACTTTAAATCGGCGGATCAGCGCAAAGAAAGCCAGTAAGGTATTTTCTTCTTTAAATGAGATCGGGAAGGCACAAGCGATTGATAGCGTTATTAATCAAAAAGGTGAGTTTTGGGATGGGAATAAAGGACTGCATGGCTTAACTGAGGCAGAACGAAAAAATGTTGTTACTGGTCTGAAGGCTATAGCTGCTTCGACCAGTGCCGTAAGGAATGCTAACGAGAAAAACTACCTTAAAATGACTGCTGGTATATTAATAAAACAAGCGCTTGGACTAGCGACACCAGCAGAGAAAGAAGCGGTTTCCCAACTTCCTATGAGTGATCGCTTTCCAATTCTTAATTTGAATCTAATGAATAGTGTTCTTGGCGGTATGCGTAGTGCAGAGGGTATAGGCCGAGCAAGGGCGGCAGAGGTCCGAAGAGTGATGAATGAGAAGCTTGATGAGAAGGCTTCTGAGACTGCTTGGAATGGAATGATTGCTAAGTTTGAAGGAGAGGGCGGTGAAGGCAAATCCATTGCGATCCATCTCCAAAGCATTGTTGACCATGAGAAAACATTCAAGGGCAAGATCAAGCTGATTAATCCAACGCTTAAATGGATTACAAGCGCACGTTCTGAAAATGACAAGGAACGGATAAAAGAGATTAACGCTAATTTCATTAGAAGCATTATGCCTAAACTTGGTCCTGCCGCGAATGCAGCGTTCAACCGTATATTGGCGGATGACCCTAACGCGATGGACGATATTCCTTCTACTGTTATGGCTGTAATGACAAAAGCTAGAGGCATTGAAATTACAGAAGAGAAGGAAGCAAGGCGACAAGCGAAGGATCTTCTCGCCCAAGCGAAGAGGGATAACATTGCGTTCAATGAAAAGCAGTCTATTGCTGATATCACTCTATGGATAAAAACACAAGCGCCGAAGGCGTGGGGCAGAATATCGGAAGTGTTGGAGGATGAAAAAGATCCTCAACACCCAACAAATAATACTCAGGTGCTTTCATATCTTACCCACCAAATGAGACAGATTTCAACGGTAAGCACTAGTCATGTTCAAAACAGTATGCTTGATATTTACAAGAAGCAGTATCGGAATTTCAGTGCGCGGCTTGGTAAAGACCCTAAGGGAACCGAGGCTGCTCTTGAAGCGATAATGACAGGTGTTCGCCCCGGCGATGCGTTAAGTCAGTTGACCAAAGTCACTACAGATATGGTCAGTGAAATTAATGCACTGGAAAAGCAGCAAGCGATAGAAGGCCCGATATATCGTGCTATTAAGCATGGTCTTTATAATGAAGTTACGAAGGATAGCGGCTTTGCGATTGAGAACGTTATGCGGAAGCATTTCAAGGCTAAGAATGACGAGAACGGAACCGATCTCGATCCTACCAATCCGGGCACATGGTTTACAGAAGGCATCCTTAATGCCGGTATTCCTCAATCCGGTATAGAAATCATGAAGCTAGGATTGAGCGATGATCCTGTTGCAAGAACTCGCGCTATGGCGTTTTACAGAACGATACTGAAACACCCGAAGGGTAGAGATCATCTTGATAAGCAGCTTGGGTCTAGTTTTTCCCAACAGTTGTTTAAGCTTTCTGAATTTGCACTTAACACACCACAAGGAAAACTCGATGATTATGTTAAGGCAATGCGAGAAAGTGGAAGTACCAAAGGTGGGACATCATTGATCCAAGCTAATCGTGAATTGCTCCCTGATGCGTTTAAAGATGGCAAGTACAGCCCAACTAAGGGCAAGGAGGCCATTAATGATATATTCGATTGGCTGCAAGATAAAGTTGCTGACGACATTCAAGATGATTTCGAGGATGAGAATGATGGTAAAACCATAGAGCTTACTGCCGAAGGCGGGGAGTTCATAGTTAATACAGGTATCTTTTCATCGTCCCGAAAAGTAGGTTCTATGCCCAAAGAGTTTAGAGATAGAGTTGAAAAACTTGCTCTTGCTACTCTGCATTTATACCAGAACGGAACGGATACTGCGGAAGTAAACGCTCGGTTTGCTTTCAAGAGTGCGTACAATGAACTGCTTGCAACTCCGGGGCCGGGGTCTTTCCAGTGGTCAACCCTTTCATCTGCTGCTCCCGGTGTCCATGAGCCGGGAATGATAAATCTGGTTAAAGACAGCCCGATGCAATACTTCGGTGTTAATACGGTTGGTGGTGGCAAGAGCGTTGCCTATATTGAGCCTATTATCATGCAGAAAATTCAAGACGGCATGCATAAAAAACATAATCCCGGTTGGTGGGATGGAATTTCATTCAATGAAAATATCAGGCTTAATATTGCTGGCTACAAGACAGTGAAGGGGCTTACTGGCAATGAGGCTATCCCGCTATATACAATCAGGATAATTGATAAGGATAACTACACAACGATCTATGAGATGATGGGTAAGGACAATAAGCCTTTGGTCATTGATCTTGAGGAAGATTATCTCAAAGCGCAATCTCATGCTGATTGGGACGTTTTAGTAGATTTCCAATCCAGACGGATGATAGCCTCAGTGAAAGCTGCTGAACATCAGCGCCGAGAAGAAACCCGTAAGGAAATATTGTCCGGTAAAGGTGTGTTCGGAGATCGGTTGAAACCGTCAGAGTTTGATGCTTATGATCCTACAAGGAGTAGGTAGTGGGTGAGTTCTGGAACACACTGGAAGAGATCCAAGCGCAGAAGAACGCTCACGCTAAATCGTATAAGCGCATTACTGGTGAGCAATCCTTTATGGAGCGTATGATGACTGCGGCTGCTTTAGATACTGGTGTTGGGCAAATCGCCCAAAGTTTGATTTATAGATTTGAAAATGATGGCTTTCGCCCCCCGGAAGTCGAGGGCTTTAACCCGATTGATGATGGTGATCTTGAGGGTTACGATCAATGGTTAGAAGAGTTTATTACTGCTACATCTCCAAAAGAAGTAGAGATGCGGAAGCTGATGATCGATAGGAATATTGAGCATAGAACCAATCTTGAAAATCATGGTTTTGCTCGGCTTATGGGTAATCTTATTGATCCGATTAACTTGATACCAATTCCTCTTGCGAAGGGATTGGGGTTCGTTGGGGGGTTTAAACGTGGTGCGCTTGGCGTTGCTGGCCCCTTTGCCGTGTCTGAAACTGTCCGGGCAGATATAGACCCAACTAATCACCCGCTTGAGCCGGTGCTTGCTATTGCTGGTGGTGCGTTATTCGGTGGTGCCATTGGCGGTCTTGTCGGCAGCATGAAGCCGGGAACCATGCAGCTTGCCGGGAAGCGGTGGTTTGAAACCCACAACAACGGTCTTGATGCGTATAACCGGCTGCAAGAAGTTGATGATACTCTGCTTGATGGGGTTAAGCCTTTTGTTGAGATCAAAGAAGGGCAGTCTCGTATTAGCCATTTGAAAGAGTTTGTTGAGAAAACTGGCCGGGAGACTGATGCAGATTATAATGCTCGGCTAGAATTAATTGCCGGTGACGATAAGATTTATTCCGATCTCAGTGATGCGGCTAAGTTATGGGATCCGGATCAGTTCTTATCTACCGGCATTGGTATTGAAGGGTGGCGCTTATCTCAGCATCCGTACTTCATGTTGAAGAACACCACGTTTGGCGGTCAGCTTGGCAATATATTTAGGCGGGTTGCGGATCGGATCTCTGGCCCTCCGGGGATGATGACTAAGGGCGCTACGGTTGGTGTGGCCCAAGCGCAGGGCGTATTTAACAAAGCTACGCTGCTTAATGTTCATGTGATGGAAGCCAAGAGTGGGCTTTATAATTCATACAAGCGGTTCTCTGGTGTGATGGCCGATGATGCAGTTGATATGACTGCTGGCAGACAGGTGGTTTCATCAATATTTGATACGGTGAAATTCCAAGGCAAGCACTACGCTCAGTTCTTGGATGATGTTTCCCGGCTTTATATCTCTGGCGGTACTCATGCAGATCCAAACATGACTGCTGCGGTGGGCCACCTTAAAAAGTATTACGACACAATGGGTGAATTGGGTAACGAGGCTGGTGTCTTTGGCATTCGTCGTTTGGAGAAGGAAGCGAAGTATCTGGCGGAAGTCCACCTTCCCCGGTCAAGAGAGTTCATCCGGAAGTATATGGATGGTGATCCGGATGCGCCTAACGAGGCTTTTCAGCTTGGAGAGATCGGTAGGTTGAAGCGGGACTATGAAGCCTTCGATAGCCTTGAGGCTCAATGGGGTGAAAAAGGTTCGTTGACTGAGGCGCAGATGAAATATCATCGGGGTCTGCAAAAGGCTATTCCGGAGCGTGAGGCCAAAATCAAAGAGTTGAATAGCTTTTTGAAGGATGAAGATGGTTTCATCGGAGCGATCAGGGCGGAAGGTAGTGAGCCTAAGTTCGCCAATCAATTCCTCAAGAATGTTGTTAAGCGGCGGCGGAAGCTTGATGACACCAATCTTCGTATCGAGGAGTTCCGGAACACATCGGTTAAGAACCCTGATGAAATGTCTCATGGTCACTTCCCCCGCTTCTGGAACCAGCAAGCGATCAGGGAAAACCGGGATGAATTGGTCAAAATACTTGAGGATTGGTATGGCAAGGATGCTGGTGCGGTCAAACGGGCGGAAGCTACGGTAGATAGTATTTTGAAGGAGCATGATCCGGGCCTTGTTAAGCGCACTTTGCGTGAGGGCTTGGAAGCTACTGGCGCAGATCCGCAAGCCATTCGTGTGATGGAGCGTAAGGTTGACGACATTTTTAGTCGGAAGAAGCCTAAAAAGACTGATGCGACAGCTTTCCGCAATGCCCAACGTGCTGATGCAAGGGCATTAATGAAAGAATATATGGAGAATTATGGCTTTGGTGACGATATTAAGGCCCAAGTCGCGGAAGCACTGTCTGAAATAGAGAGAATATCAGCGTCAGGACACCCAGAGGGCTTCGGTGCGGCTATGTCTACGTTTGAAAGGGTACTCGACATACCTTCGGCTTTCTTAATACGCGGAGAAGGGCGCTCTAGGGGCATAGCTTCTGTTGATTTCATAGAAGTTAATCCCGAAAGTGTTATGAGGGCGTACCATAGGCGTATGTCAGCGTCGATTGAGATGACTCATGAGTTCGGTGATCCCACCATGAGGAATTTCATGGAGGAATTAAGTGACCAGATTGATGAATTGGCGGAAGCTGCTGGTGGTGTGACCAAAGAGGCTGATGAGATCCGGGCAGAGGGCAAGCTGCAATTACAGGCGATGCAGGATCTAAGCCAGAAGGTACTTGGGGTATATAATATTCCGGCTGATCCGGGGTCGATTGGTAATCGTAGTGTTCGGGCGATAAAGAATTTTATGGTATTGGCCCTCATGGGTAAGCCAGCTATTGCTGCGCTGGCTGATGTGGGCCGGGGCGTTATGTCGGTGGGTGCCAAGCAAGCCTTTGAAGGTGCCTTTGCTAAGTTCAGTCACGGCATTGAGGATTTTAAGATCGCCGGTGCGATGGTGAATGAAGCGGGTGAAGCTGGGGAAATGGCAATACATGGCCGCTTTGAGGCTATGTTTGATCTGGAAGGGTTCGTCACAAGCCAGAATGCCTTTGAGAAGATGCTGGAAAGCGGCGTGAACAAGATGTTCATCCTCAACGGCTTGATGCCCTATACCGATATGATGAAGAGGTTCTTCGGGTCTCTTATCCAATCGCAGATGATTAAGTCCTCGTTGGCGTGGGCTGGTGATGCACATTTTGAAAGAAGCACTGTCAATAGTTTATTTCACGGTAGCAATCTGAGGGACGGAAGAACTCTGGAAAATTTCATTGATCTGGATGGTAACTTGCGTTTGAAAGCCTCCTCTAATTTTGAAGGTCGGCAAGTTGGGGTGTCTCTTACAGATGTGGAGGAGAGCGCCCGAGACTATGCGGCTAGGATTAAAGGCGGTGGTCCGTTTGGTATAAGCAAGCGTGACGCTATAGTGTTTGAGATTGATAGAGCATCTATTAAAGAGGACATTATAGATGAGGCTATGAATGAAAAGTTTATAGCTTTGGATGAGGGTGGAGAGATCGTAATCCCGAAAGGAAGTTTCAAAGTCCATAACTTTGCAGATGATTTTGAAGCTTTGAATGCTTTCTCTTCTAAAACTGCGGAAGAAATGGTCGAAAGATTTGGTAGTGATACCTCCAAGCTATCTGACGATCAGATAAAGGAGCTATTTGAAATATCTGTAAAAGATGTGGAAGCCGCAGAGATGGCCGAACACACTAGATTTTTTGAAAGCACAGAAAAATTAAACCAAGAAAGCATTGATATTGTAAATGCTTTTGGAAGTGACCCTGAGTTAGCGATCCGAGCAGAATTTGCCAATAACTTATTACGGAAGATTGTTAAATCATCCGACGAATGGAAGGCAGATTTACATCTTGTTGATAGTGGGTATGAAACAGAACAGGAATTATTTGATCGTATTTTGAATGGCCTTATGGATGATTTCGATGTGCGAGATCCGATGGGATTGATTGGGTTTAGTTCGTCGGAAACCAAAGGGCTTGATATTTCTGCTGTTGAGATCCCTTCCAAGTATCAAGAGGCCATTGGAGAAATTGTTATTAAGGGCAAGGCTGGTAAGATTTCTGAGAGAGATATGACGGATCTCACTCGGAACGGTATCGGCTTTGAGGATGCGGTCAGGATCGCTCAAGAGTATGCGAAGCATGGTAAGCAAGGGGATGCTTTGCACCTTGCTAATGTTGGGGCATGGGATGATCCAGTAATCCAAAAGACTTTCCGTACTGCGCTGGTACAGGAAATTAATAATGCGGTGATTACGCCGGGACCGGCTGAGAGGCTTAACTTTATGTCTACGCCTATCGGTGCGCTTATGACGCAGTTCAAATCTTTTGCTTTTTCTGCTACGCATCGGACCCTGCTTGCTGGCTTGCAGCAAAGGGATGCCAAGGCTTTGCATGGTATTATGGCGATGATTGCTATGGGTTATCTGGTAGATAGGATTAAGTCTCCGTCTTATGACCAGCGCGATCTTTTGTCTATTGATCGGTTTGTTCAAGCGGTGGATTATTCCGGTGCCACTGGGATTTTGTTCGATGTCGATAATATGATTGAGGTTATTAGTGGCAATGAGGTTGGTTTACGGCCTTTGCTTGGTGTCGACAGTTTCTTCAAAGACCCCAATTTAGCGCAGAGAACAGGACAAATCGGCGGTCCTGCGGCATCGTTGGGCTTTGATCTCCTTCATACGATATTTAGTCCGGAAGCAACTGGATCGGATTACGCACGTTCTGTGCGTAGATTAATGCCGTTTAATAATTTAATCTGGTGGTCAGGTTTGGTTGACCAACTGCAACGGTCAGTGGGTGCTGATCTTGAAAAGGACGATGAATAGATGGCACATATACCTATAGGAACGACGACAACCTCTGCAAGCTTTACAGCGACCAGCGGTCAAACTGTGTTTAGTGTCTCTTTTGAGTTCTTTGATGAAACTGATCTTGACGTATATCAAGAGGGAACGCTGCTTACGTTGACTACGCATTACACTGTCACGCCTAACACGACATATACTGGCGGGTATGATGGTGGTAATATTACACTGGTCGCTGGCGCTACGCTCAATGATACGATTGTCATCGAACTAGATATGCAGCCGCAAAGATCAACTGACTTCCCGACTTCCGGGCCGTTCAACATTACCACGTTGAATACTTGGATTGACAAGATGATGGTAATTTTCAAACAGGCGTTTGAGAACATTGATCGGAAGGTTGGGCGTAGCTCCACGGATACAACGTCCTACTCTCTGGATCTCCCGGTTGCCACATCTACCACGCAGACGATGGCGGTGGATACAACGAGTGGCATTACGCTTGTTGAGAGACAGAATGCCGTACTCAATGGATCTGGTGCGCCGACCACTGAGGGCATCAACGGTGATTTCTACATTGATACGGCTACCGATACTATTTATGGGCCGAAGGCTTCGGGTACTTGGCCTGCCGGTACTACGCTGGCCGGTGCTACGGGCGCAACCGGGGCCACTGGTGCCACTGGTGCTACTGGTGCGGCGGGTGCAGACGGAGATGTAACATTAGGCATGGCTTTGGCTTTAGGAGGATAACATGGCAGACACATTGACAGGTAAGGGTTATGCGGTTACGACCAGCGATGCGGCGGCGTTAACTGCTGGTGGCAGCGAAACAATCACCTTGATTGGGATTACCATTGCTAACATTCATGCGACCACAGCTTCTTGGGTGACAGCTAATGTCGTTCGATCTGGTGGGGTGGATAGTGAGTTAGCTCATCAAGTTTCCATTCCGGTGAATGACAGCCTTGATCTTTTGCAAGGCAAGGTTATTCTTAATAATAATGATGCTCTCTGGTTGGATGCTGAAAATGCTTCCAGCCTTGAGGCTTCACTCAGCTATCTGGTGCAAACGTAATGACTGGATTTCTTGTAGGAACAGATCCCGGTCTGCGTCAGACAAGGACGCCGACTGTAGATGTCCTGACGGATGGAGTTGGCTATACATCTGGCTCTTCCACTACGATCACGCTGTCCGATGATCCGGGTACGGAAAATCATGTGGTTATCACCTTTGACGGTGTGGTGCAGCATCACGATACTTATTCAGTTAGCGGTGCGGTTGTCACGTTTGACGCT